CTGGCTGGGACGCTGAAAAGGTGATTGGCTGGGGCATGGATGACGCTGTGCTGAAGGATTGGAAGCGTGACGTGACGGCGCTGACGGAGATGATAGGGGCGGAACAGGAATTTCCAGAGTTCAAAGAATATGGTGAGGACATTGCAGATGGTATTCAAGTTTGCAAATGCCCTACCTGTGGACACGAACATGCCGCGCCAAAATGATTATCTTACCATCCTTGAGGATGCCTGGAAACAGCACCTTGAACCGAGAGGCGATAACGCGCCAACGGTGATTAGTTTATTCGCTGGGTGTGGCGGGTCAAGTCTTGGTTATTCAATGGCTGGCTTTCGTGAATTGTTGGCGGTTGAGTGGGATGATAACGCGGTTGATACTTTCAGCCTGAACTTTCCTGATGTGCCAGTTTATCACGGCGATATTGCGAAATTATCGGTTGATGAGTGTTTATCTTTGACCGGATTACAACCTGGTGAATTAGACGTTTTAGATGGTTCGCCGCCTTGTCAGGGATTTTCTACGGCTGGCAAGCGCATGATGGAAGACCCGCGCAATTCGTTATTCCGTGAATATATCCGGCTGTTGCGAGGACTGAAGCCGAAAGTGTTCGTTATGGAGAATGTTAGCGGGATGGTCAAGGGTAAGATGAAACTTATCTTTGTTGAAATCCTAAAGGAACTCAAGGTGAGCGGGTATAAAGTGTCGGCGCGGCTGTTGAATGCAATGTATTTCAACGTGCCGCAATCCAGACAGCGGATGATATTTATTGGTGTTCGTGATGACTTGGGAATAGAGCCGGGCCATCCGAAGGCTGAGAGTAAACCGTTTACCGTGAGGGATGCGCTGAATAATCTACCAAAAGATTTTGACGCGATAGCCCCTGTGGTACGCGTCCGCGTACCACAGATGATGATGGATTGCAAACCGGGCATGTCTCTTGCCGCGAGTATGAGAATTGAAAAATTTTATTCTTGGGTCAGAGCGGCATGGAATGAACCGTGTATGACAATTCAAAAGTCAGTAACATTTGGCGGATTTTCTGTATGGCACCCTGAAGAAAATCGCAGTCTTTCAGGTAGAGAACTTGCGAGAATTGGCAGTTATCCAGATTATTTTCGCTTTATCGGAAATTATAAAGACTGGACTAACCGCATCGGCAACTCCGTTCCCCCGCTGTTCATGCGGGCAATAGCAAAGCATATCAGGCAAGAGATACTGTGATTTTAGTGTGATTATGGCAAATACCGCATCCCTCAAGCCATTTAGAAAAGGACACGACCCGCGCCGGAACACGAAAGGGCGACCAAAGACCTTTGACAAACTGCGTTCACTTGCACAAATGATAGCGGTGGAGGACGGCATCACGACTGACGAGAAGGTGTTATCAAACGTCGAGGTGATCCTGCGCGGGATGATGAAGGCTGACCCTAAACTGTTCCTTGAGATCGCTTACGGGAAAGTGCCGAACCCGATTGAACTGACTGGCAAGAATGGCGGTGCGATTATTGTGAACTGGGATGATAGCGAGAACAACGATTAACGCCAACCCGCACGGGGGGCAAAAAGAGGTACACAGACACCCTGCGCGGTTCAAGGTTCTCGCAGCTGGAAGGCGCTGGGGCAAGACGCGGCTGGGTGTGAACGAGTGTATTGACGTTGCGACGAAGGGCGGGCGGGCATGGTGGGTATCACCGACTTACAAAACGAGTGAGGTTGGCTGGCGACCATTGAGGCAAATATCACGCAAGATTCCAGGCGCGGAGATCAAACTGGCTGACAGGACGGTTAACTTTCCTTCGGGCGGTTTTGTGTCCGTGCGTTCTGCTGATAATCCCGATTCGTTACGTGGTGAGGGGCTTGACTTTGTAGTTATGGATGAAGCCGCGTTCATGCAGAAAGAAGCCTGGACTGAAGCGATCCGCCCCGCGTTGTCAGACCGACATGGCAAGGCATTATTTATCAGTACACCGAAGGGGCGAAACTGGTTCTGGGAAAACTACCAGCGCGGCATCAATGGTGAGGAAGGCTGGGCGGCGTGGACATTCCCGACCGTCAACAATCCTTACATTGCGGCAAGCGAAGTTGAAGCCGCGCGCCGTGACTTGCCTGAAATGATATTCCTGCAAGAGTACATGGCGGAGTTTATTGACGATTCAGGTGGTGTATTCAGGCGGATAAACGATGCGGCTGTTTTGGAACCGCTTGACGAACCATTACCCGGTCACACGTACGTGGCTGGGGTGGACGTTGCGAGCGCGGTCGATTTCACGGTGGTTACGGTAATGGACGCGCAATCACGAGAGATGGTTTACCTTGACCGTTTCAACCGTGTGGATTATCCGACACTTGAGGACAGGTTGCACGCGGTGTACAACAGGTTCAACCTCACGTCAATGGTTATTGAGGTCAATAGCGTGGGACAGGGCGTTATAGATCATCTCGCAGGGCGTTACATGAGCATCACGCCTTTTCAGACAACTAACCTGACAAAAGCGGCGATCATTCAAGGGTTACAGGCGGCTTTCGAACACGGGAACATCAAGATCATCAACAATCCCGTCTTAGTCGGTGAACTCTTGTCATTTGAGAGCAAAAAGACGGCGGCGGGTAATTACCAGTATTCAGCGCCTGAAGGAATGCACGATGACTGTGTAATGTCGCTGGCAATGGCTTATTACGGGATAGATAATTCCGCCTGGTTGATTTCGTAGGAGTAGACATGGCAAATAAGATCAATATTACAAATGTGACTGACAACATCAAGGCGATCAACTTTGAGGCGTGGGGCGGGATTGACGGCTTTCTTTCTGCGACCTCGAACGGCGCAGGCGGGTCCACGAAACCGCAGCAACTCAGGCGCGTTGTACCCTGGCTGGCGAAAGCCACAGACATGACAGCCGCAGCCGTCTCAAACCTGCCATTCTACATCCTGCGTGAAAACGGCGACGTGTACGACTATTCAGGAAACTACGAGAACAAGTTGGGCGGACTGCCAAACCCGGAGTCGTTATTTTATTTGTTGGCGGCTTCCCTGTGTGTCGGGCGCGCGTATCTCATTCCAACCACCACAAGTAACCTGCTGGCAAAGTGGCAATACTGCGCTCCGCAATCCATCACGGCTGAAATTGACGCGGACGGCGTGAAGTGGTTTGACAGACAGACAGACAAGGGCAAGAGGGAAAGGCTGTACCCGTACAGCGAAAAGAAAAAGCCACAACTTCTTTACTTCTGGCTTCCTGATCCTGACGTGGAGATCGGAGAGCCGTTGGCGTTCCCGGCTGGTGATGCGCTCATGGCGGCGAACCTGCTTTTCAGCATGGACAGTACCATCTCGGTGTACTCCGAGCGTGGGTTTGTGCCTGCTACGCTGCTCGCGGTCAAGGGCATGCCTGCAGCGAACGAACGGGAGCGCGCGGAGACGTGGTGGAACCGCTTCCTGCGCGGGTGGACAAAAGAAGCCGCGAAGATACTCAACGCTGAAACGATGGACGTGAAACAGGTTGGCGCTGGCATGACTGAGTTGAAAGGGTCGTACACCGAATTGACTAAACAAGCCATTGAGAACATCGGAACCGCTTTTGGCATTCCTTCCGGCTTATTCATGGCCGATATGAGTTACGCAACGGAGGTCAAGCACCTTATCAAGTTGTGGTACTCCACCAGCGCGTTCATCAAGATTTACAAAACAATCGAATCAACGTTCAACGAACAGTTACTCGCACAATGGGGGCTGAAGTTGAAGTTTGCACCGGATGAACTCGAAGCCTTCCAGGAAGAAGAAGCGGAGCGGGCTGCGGCGTTCAAGGTATACGTTGACGCGGGATTCAAGCGGAGCTGGGCGGCGCAAATGGTCGGGCTTGACCTGCCTGAAGGCGTTGAAGCGGACATGCTTGACCAGTACGCCGAGGAACAGGATCAACTCAAGGCGGAGCGCGAGAAAGAACAATTTACCGCGCGCTGGGGCAACAAGTACGGGGCTGAAGCGCAAAAGCCGGACGACATGGAAAAGAATCCGCCGGAAGACAAGGAACTGGTAGAAAAGAAGCCTCCTGAAAAGAAAGCCGTTGAAATTGAAACCGTCACCCTCACCGCCCCGCAGATCAAAGAGTTGAACCTGTGGCGACAGATCGCGGAGCGCAACGTCAAGAAGGGCAAGGGCGCGTGCGCGGACTTCGAGGTGAAGTCGCTTGACGAGTCCGTCGCCGGAACGATCCGCGCAAAGTTGATGCTTGCCCGCAACGTGGAGGACGTGACAGCCGCTTTCGAGGTGGGGAACGAAAAGGGCTACATGAAGGAGCTTGACATTCAGCGCATGATCGATGGAGACGCAATAATGGCGCTTGTGGACGCGATTAATCGTGCTACAGATACAGATATTAAGGCAACCGACAAGGATGGCAAAGAAGGTCATTGGGTCACTATCAATGGGGATCACGTGTTTATTGACGAGAATGGCATACCGCAAAACGCGCCGTATCTGGATAAAGATAAGAAACCTGGTGATGATTCATCTGTAATTACAAATGAGAAAATAGTTGAAATTGGCGACGAAATACGAAATGACACCAAAGAAACTTATTTTCATATAGACCCAAAAACAGGAGAGGTGATTTATAGGCAAACTGGAAGCGAAACCGCAACAGGCGAAATTCCAGAAGACAGACTAAGTAAGTCTGGAGAATATATAACGATGCATAACCATCCTGTTGACATATCTTTTTCTAATGGCGATTTGCGGATGGATGCTCTCTATCCGCCAAAAACAGACGTTGTTGTTACGCCAAAAGCTACTTACCTTCTTTCTCCAAAAGAAGGAAATAAATGGCCGTCGCAGGCTGAATTTGGCCACGCTTATTCTGAAGTATCTGTTCGAGTTGCAAAACAGTTTCCTGGATTTTCTCAATACGGAACTCCGGACGGGTCACAAGTATGGACGGATTACACGCATTATGTAATTCGCGATATTAGCAAGGAGCTTAATCTAAATTATGAGCGCATACCCAAAAAATAGGGGATAAAAATGCTGAATGTGCTAAAGCCTGGTGAGGGAGTCGTAACTAAAAGAACGAAATACGGATTTTATGTTGATATGCCGTACCAGAAAGGCATATTTATTCATTATTCTGAAACTCTAAACGAATCCGTGTTTGATTCTATTGATGACAACCAAAACAAGGATGCCGATGCTGACAATCCCGCCTGAGTATATTCACCTGTGGCTTGAGTTGGGCGAGGTTATCCGGTTATGAACTGGATATTCGACATCCTTGACGCTATCCCCGCGCTGTGGCGATTGGTCGAGATCAAAACAGAGGCGATGTTCCTGCGCCAGTTGTGGAACTACACCCTGACGCTGTACCGCGACGGGGATGAAACCGCGTTCCTTGACGACATGATCGCGTCTATTCGCAACCAGTTGACGCGGGCGTGGAGCGAGGGCGCGGACGCGGTGGGTGTGACGGCTGACGAATACACCGAGCAGGACAACGCCGCGCTTGAAACAATCATCCAAAACGAATACGACCAGGTAATAAGCCTGGCCGACGCTGTGCTGAATGCACGTGCCAACCTCATGGCGACGCCTGACTTCAGAGCGCAGTTCAAGCCGAGAGTTGAGATGTGGGCTAACAGATACGGCGACGTGGTAAACCGTGCCAAAACTCACTTTGGCGGGCGCATGAAGTTGGAATGGGTACTCGGCGAGACAGAGGAACATTGCGAGACGTGCAACCGGCTGAATGGGATCGTGGCATGGGCGAAAGAGTGGGAGACGGCGGGCATCCATCCGCAAAGCCCACCGAACGCTATTTTGGAATGCGGCGGGTGGCGATGTGGGTGCAGGCTGGAGAAGACCGACAAGCGGAAAACGAGTGACGCGCTCGGAACGCTGCTTGACATTGCGACGGCGGCGAACCTGAATAAGAGCGTGAAGAAGGATACGCAGGGCGGGCATTGGGTTACGATAAACGGCGACCACGTGTTTATTGACGAAAATGGAAACCCGCAGAATGCACCATACTTATATTCAAATTTACCAAAATCTGTAGAAGATTTTATTGAACAATATAAAGATGAAAATGTTGAATTTGGAATTATCGTTAAAGATGGACGTGTTATAAGAATAGTTGGACAGAACAAAGAGCGCAGAATTGTTTTGTCTGACGAAGAAATGAAGCTCATGGAAGATGCTGATTTTATTCATAATCACCCTGATGGGTCTCCATTATCAGACCAGGATTTTATTACAAGTGGAAAAGTTAATGCGTCAAGTGTTGAGGCGTTTGGTTATGATAAAGTAAATAAGGAATATGTGAGATGGAAAGCAAACAGACCTGATTCTGGTTGGCCAAGTCCGGATAAAATAAAAAGAGCATTCAAGAAAAATAGTGATGTGTTTGCTATGAAAGCAATAAGTAAGATGGCGGCTGATGGATGGAGCAGAGAAAAAACAGTAAACTGGGTAGCAAAAGAAATCATGAATAAAACAGCGGAAGATGTTGGAATAAGGATGGTTAAAAATGTATATCCTTGATGATTCTTATGTTGAAAAAATTGAAAAATTGATTGACGATCTCCTAAAGAAAAGTGAAGAATCTAAAAATGGTAAAGATGAAAAACCCGTAGAAAAACGGGATGGTGACAAACCGAAAAAGCCGTAGCAATTTTATACCGTTGTATTTATGGAACATTAATCCTACCCTAAAGGTAGGATTTTTGATTGGAGGGTTATGCCACAAAAGGGTAATATGCTGAAAGTACCGGTATCAGGGCAGGTGACGGGGGTTGAGGAAACCGACGCAGTGGAGCGGGTGATGTTCTCAAAACGCTTCGCGCCCGGACCCGTCGCGGAGCAATTTGAAAGCGAGTTTGCTCAGTTTGTTGGCAAGCGCTACGGGTTATTCGTGAACTCCGGTTCATCCGCGAACCTGCTGGCTGTGACGGGGTATGTCGATCACTACCATCCGCACAACTACACGGTGGTGCTTCCGGCGGTGCTATTCCCGACGACGATAAACCCGTACCTCCAGAATGATTACCGCGTGAAACTTTGCGACATTGACCTGGAGACGTTGCAGGCGGTGAGGGGCGGTAATCACGGCGTACACGTGTTGGGTAACTACTCAAAACTACTTGGCATCGAAGATTCTTGTGACGCGATGTTTCCGGGCAGGTACTCCGGCGAAATTCAAACCTTCTCATTCTACCCGGCACACTTTATGACAACCGGTGAGGGCGGGATGGTGACAACAAACGATCCGCTTTTGTACCGTGCGATGAAGTCGATCAGGGATTGGGGGCGGGATTGCTGGTGCAGGGGCGGGGAGGATAACACCTGTGGCAAGCGGTTCAAACAGCAGTTCGGTAACATGCCCTACGGGTACGACCATAAATATATTTACAGCCGGATTGGTTACAACCTGAATAATACCGAGATGGCGGCTGCGATTGGCGTGGAGCAGTTGAAGAAACTGCCCGCCTTCCTGGAGACGCGCAAACGCCACTTTTCAAGGATATACACGCACATGCAAAAGTACGCGGATCAATTCGTTTTACCAAAGACCGTGCTGCCTGATACCGCGTGGTTCGGGTTCCCGTTCATCGTCAACAGCGATAAGTTCACGAAATGCGAGCTGGTCAAGTGGTTCGACGAACACGGGGTTGGAACGCGCCAGATCATGACTGGCAACGTCATGAGGCAACCGGCGTACCTGAACCATCCGCAAATAAAGAAGTTCGGTGAACTGACCAACGCGGACATTATCACCGAACAGAGTTTCTGGATCGGCTGCTGGCATGGGTTGAGTAACGAACAAGTTGAATACGCGTTGGAGGTGATAGATGGATTTTTTGAACGACATTGAGTTCATCCGCGAGCGCATCGACCTGGCGGAGTACAAGGATAAATATGTCCTGATAACGGGGGCGACGGGGTTCTTTGGTTCGTGGCTCACCTATGCCTTGAATGGGCGCTGCATATTGACGCTGGCCAACCGCGAAAACATCAAGGAATGTTTGAGGGGAGAATACGATTACATCTTCCATTGCGCGCCTTGTGACATACGCCCGATCATCGACTGCGCTATGCACGACAAGAGCAAGGTTTTGTTTACCAGTTCGGGCGCGGTGTATGGCACGATCTACGACAGACCGAAGGAAGACGCACCGCTTTTACCAAAGACGAGTTACGCCCTGACGAAACTCAAGGATGAAATACATCTCAAGGGAAGCGGGCTGGATTACGTTATCGCCAGGTGCTACGCATTCTGCGGCGCGCACATGAGAAACCTGTTTGCGCTTACCGCGTTCGTCAACGCATTGCAGACGGGGCATCCGCTCAATGTTTTCAACAGGGGAGTGTCAGTCAGATCATACCTTTACGCCGCCGACCTTGCCGTGTGGCTATTGACCCTCATGGTCAAGGGTGATGGGATTTACAACGTGGGGAGCGAACACGAAACGACTATCAAACAACTGGCGGAGATGGTCGCGGATTACGCCACACCGCACGCGCCAATCATCTACAGCGATAAGGAGTTCATCGAAACACAGCCGTATTACGTGCCTGACTGCACGAAAGCGCACCGGCTTGGACTGTACCAGTGGCACGACCTTGAGTACGGACTAAGGAGAATGATAAATGGGTAGAATATGCCCCGTGTGTGGAAGTGGCAAGCGTGATACCTGGTGGAGAACCGATTTTCTTGTACCGGAAGGGTGGACACAGCCGCCTTATCTGGATTGGTGTTTGTGTGAGTGCGGGATGATATACGGCGACCATCCGAACATAACACAGGCTGATTATGACACATACTACATCGAGCGATACGGTTACGGCGTGGGGGATGAAGAATCACACAAGAGGTTGCAGGACCGTGCGGAACTAATTACAACTATGTGCGACCATGAGGACGTGATCGTTGATTATGGCGGTGGTGACGGGTACATTGAGGACATTCTACGGCGCAGGGGATTCAGGCACGTGCATACCGTGAATTGTGACGGCGACATGCCCGATAAAGCCGACCTCATTATCGCGGAGCATGTTTTGGAACACGTGTACGACATGAAAGCGACCATGAAAGCGCTGACAAGGTTGCGCGCGGGCGGGTATCTCATCGTTGACGTACCAGACGCGGAGGAGATCGCCACGTGCGAAAGCCCCGCCATGCCAATGTTGGATTACCACCAGAAACACATCAACCACTTCACACAAGCGGACATGCTTAGTTTGATGCACCGCAACGGGTTCAAGATCGTGCGAACGGACAACTACCTGGAGCGCAATCTCACATGCAGATTCTACATGTTCCAATCACGGGTAGCAGAACCGTACGCATTGAGTAGAAAATTTGTTCAAAAGAACATGGCGGCGAAAGTAGAAGGATTGCGCGCGCTGGGTAATGAGCCTGTGGTGGTATGGGGGCTTGGCGACATTGCCCTGCATTGCTTGAGCCAGCACATGCCAAACGTGATGTACTTCGTAGATAACGACCCGGCGTATGAGGGCGCGGTAGTCGCGGACATTCCTGTGCTTGACTCGGTGGAAGATGATTACCCCATCGTGATAATTGCACAATCGCAGAAGAAGAAACTCATTGAGAACATACGTTCTATTGGCGTGAAAAACAGGATCATCGAAATATGAAATTATCGGATTACGTTGTGGAGTTCATCAGCCGGTACACCAGACGCGTATTCATGGTAGCAGGTGGCGGGGCGATGCACCTCAACGACTCACTCGGAAGTTGCAAGGAGTTGGAATATCACGCCATGATGCACGAACAGGGAGCGGCGTTGGCAGCGTGTGGTTACGGGCAGGTAACGAACAAACTTGGCGTGTGCATGGTCACGACGGGTCCGGGTGGTACGAACGCGGTAACGGGCGTACTCGCGGCATGGATGGACTCAATACCCGTCTTATTCATCAGCGGGCAGGTGCAAACTTCACAGATGGTCGGCGAGAGCGGATTGAGGTACAAGGGAAGTCAGGAGGTCGATATTGTCAGCATCGTAGAACCGATCACGAAATATGCCATCACGGTGTATCAGCCGTCAGAGATTCGTTGGATATTAGGGCGCGCGGTACACGAAGCCACACACGGGCGAAAGGGTCCGGTGTGGGTAGATATACCGCTTGACATTCAGGCGGTGGAGATAGACCCGTCAACGCTGGAGATGTTCAAGGCGCGTGATGACAGTTGGGAAGATATTGACAATATCGTAACTGGCGTGGAACGGATAAAAAGCGCGCTTGAAAAATCAAAAAAGCCCGTGATACTCGCGGGGCATGGCATTATCGCGGCCGGAGCGCAAGACGAGTTTTACAAGTTGATTGCGCGGTTCAAGTGTCCGGTGTTGCTCACCTGGAAGGCGATTGGGCTATTGAGTGACGTACACCCGCTGTATTGTGGAAGACCGGGAATGATCGGGCAATACGCAGCCAACAGAATACAGCAGGGCGCGGACTTATTACTTGTGCTGGGCGCGTGCATGAACTACGACCAGACCGCGTACCAGTTGGAGCGGGTAGCGCCGGAAGCCGTCAAGGTTGTGGTGGACATTGACCCTGCGGAGTTGGCGAAATACCCGCCAGTCTGGGTGAAGATTCACGCGGACATAAACCTGTTTTTTGGGTTCCTCCACGTCAGCGGTGAGTACGACGAATGGTTGAAAGAGTGCAAGGTGATCGGATGATAAATATTTACCGCTTGATAGACGCACTTTCAGACTTGTGTGACGAGGATGATGTTATTTCACCCGGCGCGTCAAGCACCTGCGCGACATTGACGTTCCAGGCGTGGCGCGTGAAGTTCGGGCAAACCTTCACATATCTTGGAGCGATGGGGGCGATGGGGACAGGACTACCCGTTGCAATCGGAGCGTGCCTTGCGAGCGGGAGAAAGCGGACAATCTGCGTCAACGGCGACGGCGGGTTCCAGTTGAATATTCAGGAACTCGAAGTCGTCAAAAGACTCGTGTTGCCGATAAAGTTTTTCATCCTGAACAACGGCGGGTACGGGGCGATCATGAACACGCAGCGCAGGTACTTTGACGGGCGTTACGTTGGAGCGAACGCGGAGAGCGGGTACACGACCCCTGATATTCGTGCGGTGGCTGAAGCCTACGGGATCAAGACGCACATTATCGAGTTCGACGATGACATAAAACCCGTGTGCAAAGTGGCGCTATCTGACAACATGCCTTGTGTGGTGGAAGTCATCACGAGTGACCAACAGGAAACGTTGATGCGGGTATCGTCAAAGATGGTGGACGGGAAGCCGGTGAGCGGTAAGTTCGAGGAGGTCGCATGATAAAAGTCAGCGTGCGCGGTATTGAAAAATTACAGGCTTTCTTCAAGAAGATACCCGTTGAAACACGCAAGATTGCGGTTGAAGAAGTCACGGAGTATTTACTCGGAGATGACAGGCACGGGCTAAGGCATTATGTTGGTTACAAATACGTCAGCCGGAAATCAGCGTACGGGCGTTCTTTTGTGAGTGACAAACAACGCAAGTATGTTATGGCAAAGATACGTAGCGGAGAGATCACACCTGGACGGGAAAACCGATCAGGGGCGTTGAAACGCGGATGGACTTACAAGAAACAGGGCGGTGGATTCGGGGCGACCATCTACAACAAGACGGAACACGCGGGATGGGTGATGGGTGACGACACACAAGCGAGACAGCCGCGCAAGGTTGGCTGGCGGAGAATGCAGGAAGTAATTGACACGAACATCAAGGGCGCAATGCAGACAGCAGAGAGGAAGATCAGCGCATGGCTAAAGAGAAACGACTGACGGAAGATAAGTACATTACGCTTGAGTCGAATGTTTTAGGAAAGTTACAATCCGAAATAAACAAAATGGCGGGGGACGGGTATCAATTACTTGGCGTTTCGGTGAGTACCTACTGGCAGAACTACGAAATCCACAACGTGTACGTAGCGAGTATGTGCAAAATTGTACCGTTGTAATTCGTAGCGGGGTCGTTTACACTGATACAAATTGAATAGGCGCGGGCGTTGTCCCGACTGCCACAGCCGCGATGCGTTGCCATCGGCTCAGCCTCAATCGAAAGTGCGAGGTGCAGAGCCTTTTTTGTTTTAACGAGGTGCTTATGGATGAACACGAAGAACTAATCACTTTTGGCAGCGAGATCAAGGCGCTGGGTGGTGGAAAGGTTGGTGGGTATCTTATCCGTTTTTCCACTCCCGAAGACCCCGACCTGACCGGTGATTTCTTCACGAAGGGAACACAAATTGAATACGGTGACAACATGCCTGTTTACTACCATCACGGGATGGACAAGACCATCAAGCGGCGTGTGTTAGGCCGTGCGAATATCACGCCCGACGACGTTGGGCTGTGGACAGAATCGCAGTTGAACCTTCGTGACGAGTACGAGAAAGAAATCTACAAACTGGTGGAGTCTGGAAAACTGGGCTATTCATCGGGCGCTTTATCCCACCTGGTAGACCGTGAACCGGCTGGAAAAGCCATGTTTATCAAGAGCTGGACGGTTGGCGAGGTAAGCCTCACGCCGACACCAGCAGAACCGCGAAACTCAGTTGTTTCGCTGAAATCATTAGTAACTCCAGACGAGGCGGCGTTGCCGATAGATGGAGACGATGTACCAACACAACCAATCCAAACAGGAGAAACCAAAATGGAAGACATTGACGTAAAGGCATTAATTGACGCCGCCTTAAAAGAGCGTGAAGAAACTGAAGCCAAGAAAGCCGCAGAACTCAAGGCGCTCGAAGATGCACGAGCGGAGGGTGCGCGCAAGGCTATCGAAGAACTGGAGAAATCCGGTTCGTTGCGGAAGTCACATTACCATTCAACCGACAAGCAGTCCGACTCGGACGAGGGTGTTGGCGCTTTCAAGGCATATATTCAGCGCGGTGACACTTCATCCGAACTGATCCGGCCTGACTCCGTATTCCAGAACATCAAAGCCGCCTTCAACGTGACAGACGGCGCAACCGGCGGATACCTCGTTCCTGATCCCCTCTATGATCGCATCGTCGCCAAACGTGACATTGCTTCATGGGTGCGCCAGGCTCCATGCCTGCGCCTGCAAACTCAAGCCGATCACATCCTTGTTCCGGTTGAAGACACCGCAGCGACTGACTTCGTTGTAAAAAGCGAAGGAACCGCGTATGACGAGAACGAGCCGACTGTGGCGCAGAAAGATATTTCCCTGCTCAAGTACACCAAGATGGTAAAGTGGTCAGAGGAATTTGCGGCTTACCAGGCGACCAACTGGGAAGATTATATCGTGCAGGTGCTTGCCCGCGCTGAAGCCGGTACAGAAAACACCGTCGCTACCGCCAACATCCTTGACGGTTCGGGTGCTACTGCCGCGAGCGCGGCTGCATCATCCACCACGTTGACCGTTGCTGAACTTGCCGCCCTGGTTGGTTCATTGGGTGGCGGGTACAACGTGAACGGTGAAGTCGGATTCCTGATGCAGAACAAGACCAAGTGGTATCTCAAGGGGTTGACCGGTAACAACTTCAACTTCTTACCGACTCCGCAGGGCGGCGACTTCTTCGGCTTTCCAGCGTACGTGTCAGACGACATGCCCGCCATGACCAGCGGTTTTTACTCAACCGTATTCGGTAACTTCCAGTTCTTCGCCGTGTGCGAACGCCCTGGAATGATCGTTGAACGCAATCCTTACCTGTATATGGACACCGGACAGGTTGCGCTATACGCCCGCATCTTCAGGGGTTACGACGTGCTGCAAAGCGAGGCTATCTACAAGATGGCACAGGGAACCGCATAATCGACTGACCGAGAAAACGGGAGGGGAGTGATCCCCTCCCACAAGGAGAAAAACAATGCCCCACAACAAGAAATTTGAGTCATACCGGGCAGCCACCCTTGCGGTTGCTCCCATTGCGACCACCAGCGGCGCGTTGACAGGAATAGCCGTCAATGCAACTGAATGGGATCGCGCAGCCTTTATCTTCGCTTTTGGCACGCCTACTGCCACCGCTTCTGTTTCAGCCGGTTTGGGCGTGTGGCAAGCCTCATCCTCAGGAGCAACTTACGCGCGGGTAACAGATGCATCGTTCGGGTTAATCACATCCGGCGTTGGTGCCAACTCGGTTCACATCATTGACGTGAATGTTGACCAAAGTTACCCCTGGTTGAAGATCAGCGGTCAGTTGGTTAACAACTTCTGGCCTGTTGGCTGTATCTGCGAGTTGTCAGGTGCGAAAAACCTGCCCCCTACAGCGCTATCCTACCAGATCGTTTCACCGGATTAGCGCATGAGCAAAGTCACTCTTTGGATTCCTTGCGGGTCAAAGCGACCCGAATCATGGAAACAGGTTGAGGCTTACATGCAAACCGAAGAACCGGAAGGTGTGACGTTCTACTGGACGCGCACGAAGCCGGGGAATGTAGAGACAATCTGGAACAACGAGATCAAGGAGTTCCTAAAGAGTGACTCTGAATGGCTGTGGAGCGTTCACGATGATGTTTTGTATCATCCTGGAACGCTTGTCAGGCTGATGAGTTGGGGCAAGCCGCTGGTTAGCGCGCTTGTGTTTCACAGGCAAAGCCCGCCCTTGCCCCACATCTGGAAATCACATGAGGAAGGCGATCCGTACGCGCAACGCATTGACGACACATTCAGGTGGTTCATGAAACACCCCGAAGACGTGAAGTTCGGACCGCACATCATCGAACCAAGACCTGAAGACGCGCTGGCGGAGATCGACTTTACCTCCACCTCCTGCACACTAATTCACCGTGACGTTTTGGAAGCCATGAGGGATGAGGTACAGGAAAAATGGTTCAAGATGGACGACGAGATTTCTGGTGGAGGCGAGGACAGACGGTTCTTTGAAAAAGCGCGCAAAGTTGGCTATCCCGGTTACGTGGACCGCAGCTGTATTGCCGGTCACATCATCGGGGACGAACCAACCGGAGTAGCTGACTTCATCATGTGGAGGCAGGTATCAACGTTTACCGGTTACGGCGAAAAGCCAGAATCGGCTGGCAAGAATGAGTGAAATTGTCCTGTGGATTCCGACTGGAAGCGCACGCCCCGAATCATGGTTGCAAATTGAAGGCTTGCTGAACACCAGAATACCAGCCGGGTACACAATGCGCTTTTACAGAACGAAGCCATCCATCGAACCGATGAAGACCTGGAACGGCGCGGTAGAGAACTTTTTGGCGAGCGGGGCGGAGTGGTTATGGAGCGTGCATGATGACGTTGTGGTTCACCCGCTGGCGTTGGAACGGCTGCTCTCATGGAATGAACCGCTGATAAGCGGGCTGGTCTTTACCAAAGAAAATCCCGCGTTCCCTCATATCTGGAAACTCAACGATGAGGGAAGACACATGCAGCCGGTAGACGAGATCAGGGAATGGTTCATGGCGCGGGAGGAAGACATACGACCAGGCGCGCAGGTGCTTTACCCAAGACCGGCTGACGCGCTCACGCCCGTGAGTTTTACCTCGACAAGTTGCAGCCTGATCCACCGCGAGGTTTTTGAAAAACTGGGCGGGGATTGGTTCGCAATGGACGAACGGGGCGGCGGTGAGGACAGACGCTTCTTTGCGAAAGCGAGAGCGCACGGGTTCACCCCTTACGTTGACCGTTCCTGCATCTGCGGACATTTGGGGCTGTGGCCTTCCGGCGTGATGGACTTCATCCTGTGGCAGGGGCATCCGCTTTTCAATGCCACGTGTGAGGACAAGATATGACAATAACGAATGGTTACGCAACGCTGGCTGAATGGAAGAATCACCAATACGCCGAATCGGTGGATTATGCTGACGACAGCGTGATCGAGGCATTGATAGAAGCCGCGTCACGGCTGATAGACAACGAAACCCGCCGCACATTCTACGCCAGAACCGCCACGAATAAATATGACGTACCAGATGGCAATGTACTTTACATCGAAGACGACGACCTGCTAACGGTGACGAAACTCATGAACGGGGATGGGACGACTCTAACAACGAATGATTACATTTTGAAGCCGAATAACTCATCCCCTAAGTGGGCGGTGCAGCTGAAATCTTCATCAACAGTTTCATGGGAGACGGACTCTGACGGGAACGCAGAACAGGTAATCAGCATCGAAGGAACGTGGGGATGGAGCGCAACAGCACCAGCCGACATCAAGGAAGCCTGCTTGCAGATCGCAACGAACTATTACAAAAGACGGTTCGGTGAGAATGCGGGGACAGATTCAACCATCACGGCTGACGGAATTGTAGTAACCGCGAAAGACATACCCGCAAGCGCAAAGGCGGTAATCGCCAATTACACGAGGTTGGTATGAGCCTGAGCGCAAGCACAATCTCCGCAGGGATCGCCGCCATGACTGTGAGCGGCGTGACCATCAAAGACATTGACGAAATACCTGAAGCGGTAATGGTCCGTGATTGCCCGGTGCTTTTTCCATCATTTGACACATGGATGGGCGGAGCGAACGGCGAACCGGCAGAAGGACCGACAACGTTTGGCACAGCATCGACCCGCTACTGGATATTCAACCGGATATACCGATACATCTTTTTATACGCGCCGGTTGGTTCTGGCAGGGGATTGCGCGATCACTTCGCTGGCATGGTAGAGAAAGCAGACGCGGTAATTGAAGCGTTGTGCGAACTTGACATTGACGGCGTTGACGTGCAAAACGTAACACTTGGTGAGTTCGGAGTCATCACCGACCCGTCAGCCAACAACTTTTACGGCTTTACCCTGGCGATCACATTCAGGGAAAGGATAAACGCATGAGCAAATTCCCCGGAAAGAACGCCATCATCCTGATAAACGGCTACAACTTTTCAACCTACGCATCCGCGTTTGATACGGAAGCGAACACGAACCCCATTGAAGTGACCGGGTTTACCGATGGCTGTAAGAACTTCATACCCGGAATGAACAGCGCAACGGTCCTCGCGGATATGTTTTGGGATTCAACAGCCGGGAGCGTACACGCCGCGCTTGGCAATCCTCAAACCGTCAACGGAAACGTGACCATCCTACCGGAAGGCTACACACTCGGCGCGAGTTCAATTAACCTGCCTTTCACGCAGGCGAACTACAGTCCGAAAGGTACACCGGATTCAGCCTTGACCGTAGGAACGCTGAACTTTATTTCTTACGGCGATAACGCGGGGCTTGAGTATGGCAACGTTCTTACTCATGGCACGATCACCAACACCACCACGTCAACGGCTTTTCTGCACGCGGCGGACGCGGTTACGGCGGATTGTGCAGGAACGCTCCACATCTGGACTGCCCCTGCTGCCGACAGATACGTTGTCAAGATTCAGCATTGTGCTACGGAAGGCGGAGTGTACGCAGACCTGGTTACGTTCACGCTCGACGGGAGCGCGGTAGCAGCCGAACGGGTGGCGGTAGCAAGTGGCACGATCAACAAGTATGTCAAAGTAGTGGCAACACGCACGGGAGCCGGAAACAATCCATTCGGGTTCACCGTTCACTTTTGGAAGAACGCATAGGAGTACAAAATGGCTAAATTTTCAGCAAAGAACGCGGTAATTATGATCGACAACTCCGCCGGAGAAGCGCAGAACGTCTCGACAGACGTTACGAGTTTCGAGATCGAAGAAGACGCTGGCGCGATTGAAGTAACAGGATTCAGCGATGGCAGCAAGAACTACATCCCCGGCTTGCCCGTAGTGGGCGTGACGTTTGAGTTCCTGTATGACACCGCCACCACAAGCGGAGCGACCACCATTCTGCGTGGCATCCTCAACTCCGCCACATCAAAGACCGTGAGCATCAAGCCGGAATCGGCTGGACTGACGCTGGCGGGCGAGTTCATGTTGGACGCGCTGAATACATCAGGTACGCCGGATGGCGAACTGAAACACGGCACGGCGCACTTCAGCGTCATGGGATCAACGAAACCGAGCTGGTCATAATGGACAGACCGCGCATCGTTGTCACGGCTGAAAAGTTTGACCGCATCTTCAGCATTGACGACTGGTTCAATTTCAACAAACTGAAAGTCAACGAGATGTACGAGTACATGCTCAAGTTTGTTGAGGACGAATCGGGAAACCCGTTACCGGAAGAAGACGCGCGGGAGATGTTCAAAAAGATACCCAAAGCCGAGTTCAACGAATACCTGGCTGATTTCATGAAGGGTATCAACGAGGCATTTGTAAACCCTACGAACGGAAGCAGTTAGAGTTTGCGGTAGTTAGCAAAACTGCTTCCGCTCCTGGATGGGTAGGTGTACTCGACGCAGCCGAAGACTGGGGAATACCGCCGTGGGAAATCGTGAGCGGATCAAAAATGTCATGGTATCAAAGGTGGCTTGCGTTGAGAATAGCGAGGAATAACGCCAATGGCTAAAGTCCAGATAATCGTAGAAGCGATTGACAAAACGAAAGGCGTATTTAACGATGTTAAATCGTTTTTCGAAGATTTTGACGTTGAGGGACTTGTATCTGGTTTTAGTATGATCGCTTCATCGCCGGTTATTGAGTTCCTTCGAGATTCAGTCGAATACACAAAGGAATACGGCGAGGCAGTTGATGAATTTAGCGACACTACCGGTTTATCCATTGAGGAAACAAGCCAGTTAATCGGCGCAGCCAAAGGATTCGGAATTGAATACGACACATTGTGGCGCGGTATTCAAACAGCAGTAAAGAAGGGTAAAGACGTAACGATTGAGGATTTAGGCGCAATCGCAGACGAGTACGAAAACCTGCCAGACCCGACAGCAAAAACACAGTTATTAGTTGAATATTTTGGAACGGCTGGCATTGAAATGTCAGACCTTTTTGCGGAAGGCAAAGACGGTTTATTAACCGCAATGGAGGATATAGACGGGGCGCTGCTTTGGAAAGAAGGAGACAAAACAAAGTTTGACGCATACGAAGAAGCGATGGACGATTTTGACCTTGCTATGTCGGGGTTGAAACTAACCATCGGTTCCGAGTTATTGCCATCCATAACGAGTATTTTTGAACAGATAAATCTTGTAATTGGAAAACTTGATGAATTTGACGCAAAGTGGCGTTTATTCCAGTTTAATGCCACAACCGCAGGCGGTTTAATTTTATGGAACGCAGAGCGAAAAGAAAACTTTGTCGCTCCAGAACTTGATTACGCGGAAGGGTTAAGCAGTTACCAGGCGTACCGCGATTATGCGGATGAAATATTGAACATAACCAACCTTACCGTAGATGGTTATGGCGCTCTCCGCACAAGAACTGGCGAGGCAATCGACGGCGTGAAGATTCTAACAGAAGAAGAATGGAACGCAAAGTACGCAGCCGATGAAATAGGTGGCGCAATCGGCGCGATACCAAATAACGTAACAAAAACCATTGATATTGTAGCTAACTGGAGAGGAGAGGCTGGTGGAATAGGCGCAGCGGAACTTTTAGCGGGCGTTGACCTTAACGGAAACGGAATAATTGGTTTAGCACATGGTGGCGTTGTGGCGGGTAACACACCCTACATCGTAGGAGAGCGCGGGCCGGAATTATTCATGCCGCAGACTTCAGGCAAGATCATCCCGAATCACGAATTGAGCGGCGGGGGCGGTGGTGACTTCGATTACACACGGCTCGGTGACGAGATCGTGCAGGCGCTTATGCGGTCAGGATATGTGAGGTAGCATGGCGACCCCGACGATCACATGGTACTACTACGACGGCGACTCATGGGAAGACATGACCGCGTACGTACTCACAACTGGCGTGAGCGCACGGTATGGCATGGCGACCAACAAACCGCTCGACAGACTTGCGCGACCAGGCGCGATGCAAATGCAACTCAAAAGCCTATCAGGGGAATTTGACCCGGACGATGCAGACTGTTTGACCGGATGGGCTATCAACACAAAAGTAAAACTGGTTATTACTTACGAGGGATATTCAGCCGTCAAATGGTACGGCTACGTCAGTAAAATACAGATGATTGACAACTCGCAGCACGAACACATCGCACAAGTGACCGTTTCAGATTGGATGCGTTTTGCGAGCGACTTCACCATCACACAGCAAAGCATCGAAACTTACAAGCGCGGCGATCAGGTGGTGGACACAATCGTTGACGCGGTAGGACACACCCCACAAGCCACAGAGTACGCAACGGGCGATTACGAGTTTGAAGCCGCGTTTGACAGCATGACCGTAAGGACGAAAGCGGCTACCGAGTTGAATAAGATCGTATTGTCAGAGGGTGGATATTTTTACAATCGGCATGACCGCACAACGGGGGAAAAACTGATATTTGAGAATGCCGCATATCGCGGAGGCTTGAGGACGCTATCCACGTTACCGGAATTATCCACCTCTTACCTGCTGAAAGCGGGCAGCGCAACGGATAAGGTATTACTCGCCGGCACGACTGACAAGGTACTGCTAAACACCGTCACAGACGCGCACATGGACGGGATAGGGGAACGCTACGAGCGCAGTCACGGCGAGAACATCCTGAATAAAGTCAAAGTTACGGCGTACCCGAAACGGACTGATAGCACAGAGCAGACGCTTTACTCACTGGGTGACGTACTGAAAATAGTATCAGGCGAGACGAAAACAATCAACGTCAGATACCAGAACGCGGACACAAAAGAAAGTTGCAACGCTATTACTTCCCTCATGATACAGCCG